TAATCATGGCTAAGTTTTCTATGAAACAAGGCGGAAAAGAAGTAGGCTCCGCTGCTATATATGCAGCACCACACACTATGGATGGTAAAACTATGACTACAGCTAAAGACAGCGTTACTAAACCCGGCAATGGCGTAGACCAGATTAAAATGTCTGTTGGCGACCAGGTGTTTAAAAAGCAAAACGATGCAGTTAAAACTGACGGCATTAAGCAACGTGGATCAGGCGCTGCAACTAAAGGCTTCACATCTCGTGGGCCAATGGCCTAGTAGGGTAAACCCGAATGAATTACGTACAACTGTACCAAGCAATACAGGACTATTCTGAGAATACAGAATCGCTTTTTGTAGCGAACATACCGCTTTTTGTAAAAGAAGCTGAAGAGCGTATCTATAACTCAGTTCAAATCCCTTCGTTACGCAAAAATGTGACAGGCACTGTTACGGCTGGCAATAAGTATTTATCTTGCCCAAACGACTATCTATCTACCTATTCAATGGCAGTTATTGATACAGATACGTCGTATAAGTATTTGCTTAACAAAGACGTAAACTTCATTCGTGAGGCTTACCCAACGCCGACATCTACTGGACTGCCTAAATATTACGCACTGTTTGGTTCTCAATATAGCAGCGCTAATGAGCTATCTTTTATTATGGGGCCAACCCCAGACACCAGCTATAACGTAGAACTACACTATTTCTACTACCCAGTATCTATTGTGCAAGGGGCTATCTCTGGCAGCGGTACAGTTGTTGGAGGCTCTCTATATACAGATGGAAACTATAGCAATGTGCCTTTAACAGGCGGTTCTGGTTCTGGAGCAACGGCAAACATAACTATTTCTGGGCAGGTTGTAACTTCTGTAACTATCAAGAACGGTGGTAACTTCTACGTTGTTGGGGACGAACTATCGTGCTCTAGCGTCTATGTGGGCGGCTCTGGTTCTGGATTTACTTACACTATTACCAGCATTGACAACGCTGAAGGCACAAGCTGGCTTGGCGATAACTTTGACCCCGTTCTCTTGTACGGCTCTATGCGTGAAGCTATGTTGTTCATGAAGGGCGAGCAAGACTTGGTTAAATACTACGAAGACAAGTACACCGAAGCATTAATGCAACTTAATCGTTTGGGAACTGGTTTGGAACGTGGCGACGCATACAGGGACGGGCAAGCTAGAATCCCGGTTAATCCATGATTACACAAGGCCAATGCACCATCTTCAAACAAAACTGTTTAAGCGGCTTAGAAAACTTTGCAGCTGGAACCCCCTATACCTATAAGATTGCCCTGTATACCGGCAGCGCCGACTTAAATGAAACAACGTTGGCCTATACATCCGTGGGTGAAGTAGTAGGTACGGGGTACACAGCAACAGGCAAGGTTTTAACAGTATCTCAAGTACCAACGTCTAGTGGGTTTACAGCTTATATATCCTTTGCAAACGTAACTTGGAACCCTGCTTCCTTTACGACTAGAGGGGCTTTAATCTATAATAGCACTACTGGAGCTGCTGTTGCCGTGCTTAATTTTGGGGCGGATAAAACCCCAACTACAAGTTTTACAATTACTTTTCCAACGGCGGATGCAGCAGACGCCATAATTAGATTTAGCTAGGAGTATTTATGAGTTCTGAAATTACAAAATTAGGCGATAGCTTCGGAGCTAATGCTTCTTACGGCGGTGGCGCAGCTGAGACTGTTGGTCTTGAAGGTGTATACGTTGCTACTTGCTACGGCGCTGATGGCGTTGAAAAGTGGTCTGATACCATTGAAAACCTAACAACTAACGTTGGTCGTAAGAACCTAATGGATTCTTACTTTGCTAATACAGGTGGCGGTGCTATCGTTATGGGTCTAGGCGGTGCTAACGGCTCTTCAACCTTTACTCCTGCTTACACAGATACACAAAGCTCACACGCTGGTTGGTACGAAGTTGGTGGTGCTAATGCCCCTACTTATTCTGGTACACGCAAGACTCCTTCATTCTCTGCAGCTACTTCTGCTAACCCATCTGTTCTGTCTACTTCAGCTGCGGTTGTGTTTTCTATGACTGGCTCTGGCACTGTTTACGGTGCGTTCATTAACGTTGGTGGTTCTACAGCAATTGATAACACTACAGGTACTTTATTTAGTATCGGTGCGTTTACGGCTGGTTCTAAGACTGTAACTTCTGGCGACACAATCAACGTTACCTACACATTATCTGCTGCTGGCTAAGGAGCTTTAAATGGCTCTTCAGTTACAAGATCGTGTACTAGAAACGGCCTCATCTCCTGGCACGGGTACTGTTACCCTGCTGGGGGCTTCGCTTGGCTATCAGTCATTTGACGATGCGCTAACTAGCGGAAACACGACTTATTACACAATTGCTGATTTAGGTGGGGCCAACTGGGAAGTCGGTATCGGCACTTTTACTTCTCCAGATCAATTAGCTCGTAACACAATTCTTGCTTCTAGCAACTCAGGCTCCATAGTTAACTTTAGCTCTGGGCAGCAAAACGTATTTATTACTTACCCAGCCGAGAAGTCTGTAAACCTTGATGCGAGCGGTAACTGCACACTACCAGCACGTCTGACAATTAATAACGTCACCCTAGCGTCATCTTTAAATACAAGTAACTTAGTTGTTGGCGGCCCGTTAAGTTTTAGTGATACAGGTCTTGCCTCTAACTTTGTAGCAACGCACCCGAGCTACTACCAAGCGGCTATTCAGAACTTATCTAATGGTTCTTCCGCAACGGCTGAGTTTATTGCTTACAACGATACTGGAACTTCAACAACTAACTATGCTACGATGGGTATCAACTCATCTGGCTATACAGGTACAGGCGCTATTAACGCCCCAGATAATGCTTACTTTATTTCTGGCAGTACCGATATTGTTGTTGGTACAATATCAAGCAATAGCATCCACTTAGTAACTAATAGCTCTGCAACTGATGCCGTGACTATTAACGCTGTTGGTGCTGTTGCATTTAACGGTTCTTATGGTACTGCTGGTGGGGTTTTGACCTCTAACGGTTCTGGTACACCGCCTTCATGGGGTTCTTCACCAGTAGACCAAGCGTACTTCTTATCCTTTATGATGGGCTAATATGGCAACTTATTCAAACACCTCGTACGTAGCCAAGAACGTTGGCACTTCAGCAGTCAATATTATTCCAGCAATTTCATCTGGGACTGTTGCTATCTCTAGCTGCATCATTGCTAACACCTCTGCGTCGCCGATTACTACTTCAGTTTACTTGGCTCGTTCTTCTGTTAACCACTATCTCGTGTATCAGGCTACTGTGCCTGTTGGCGGTTCTTTAGAAGCTATTCAAGGCAACCGAGTTGTTATGGTTACTGGCGACTCTTTATATATCCAGAACAGCGCTGCTTCTTCTGCTGATGCTATCGTTTCTGCTCTAACGGCGGTCTAACATGGCGTTCATAGGTAACTCAGTTCAGAACCAAGGCTTTGCCCCCGCTATTGACTATTTCAATGGTGACGGAACCACTGTAACTTTTACTTTATCCCGCCCTGTTGTTTCTGTAGCGCAGATGGTTGTTGTCATTGACAACGTACCACAAAACCCAAGCTCAGCTTTTACAGTCAGCGGTAACTCAATCACTTTTTCAAGTGCCCCACTATCAGGCACAAATAACATCTGGGTTGAGTATACAAGTCTCATTACGACTTACAACGCTATCAGCCAAGACCCATCTGTTATTGGTGACATCACTGCTACTGGCGGATTCCTAGCTACAGGCGACTTTAGTAATACATTTACCGATGGAACAATTGTTGACTATGTGACAGGAAATGGTCGTCTAACTGTTGGACCTACTGACGGACTTACTGTTTACACAGGCGGAACTTCTGCCCGTTCTGCGCTGCTAACTTTAAATACTAATGGTGCGTTGGGTGTAGGAACAAGCCCTTCTTACGGTAGTTCTGGGCAATACTTACAGTCTACTGGTTCTAGCACTCCGCCAACATGGGCAACAGTAGCTTCTAGCCAATGGACAACTACTGGTTCTAACATTTATTACAATACTGGTAGCGTAGGAATTGGTACTACTAGTCCATACAAGCGCCTAAGTGTTACACAAGCAAGCTCAACCGCATATAGCCCTACTGATTTTGACCAAGACTATCTTGCTCTTCAATTGGCAAATACAACAAACGACAAAGCAACTGGTATTTATTTTGCTGTTGGTTCTAATGGTGAGGCTGCAATCTCGGCTGTTGAAACAAGCGATGGTCAAACTGCGATAACATTTGGAACTCGTGGTAGTGGTGTTAGAACAGAAAAGATGCGTATTACTGCAGATGGTGACTTCTTAATGGCTCCGCAATATCGAACTGATCCTAGAGGCAGGGTAGATATTTCAGCGCCTGGAGGTACTGTTAGTGGATTGCCAAACGTTTGTTTAGCTATGAGTCGTTGGGGCGATGCCGGCATAATGGTTAACTTTTTTCCTACTCATACCAGCACAACATCTATTGGTAATATCTATAACGCAGGTCTTACTAATACTCAGTACAACACATCATCTGATTACCGCCTAAAAGAAAACATTGCTCCTATGACTGGAGCTTTGACTAAGATTGCTTTACTAAAGCCGTGCACTTACACATGGAAATCTACTCAAGCAGACGGTCAAGGTTTTATTGCCCACGAATTACAAGAAGTATTTCCTGATGCAGTTTGCGGCGAAAAAGATGCCGTAGATGCTCAAGGCAATATTGTTTCACAAGGTGTTGATACATCCTATTTGGTAGCCACTTTAACTGCAGCAATCCAAGAACAACAAGCGATTATTACATCACTCACAGCCCGCATAGAAGCATTGGAGTCTAAATAATGGCTATCTCCACGATTGGAACAAACGGGCTTTCTTCTGGGGTTACTTTCCCTAGTGGCACAGTAATGCTTTTCGCACAAACCGCAGCGCCGACTGGTTGGACAAAAGATGCAACAAACTACAATAACTCTGCGTTGCGTGTGGTTACAGGAACAGCAAGTACAGGCGGTACTGTTGATTTTTCTACTGCGTTTGCAAGTCAGGCAGTAGCAGGTTCTGTTGGGTCAACAACACTATCTTTATCACAGATTGCAGCCCACGACCATACATACCCAGCAGGTCAAGGTTCAAGCGCAGGTTCACAGTCCTATACTGGTGCATCTAACACGAGCGCTGGTGCTAAGCAGTTAAACAGTTCACAAGGTGGCGGCGGTTCACACAACCACTCATTTAGTGGTACGGCTATTGACCTTGCTGTTAAATACGTTGATGTTATTCGGGCGACTAAAAGCTGATGAAAATCGAACCTAAAAATAACTGTCCTTTAGATGGATTTAAGCCATGCCGTGAGCTTGACTGCGCTTGGTTTCTTAAAGTCGTTGGTAAAAACCCTCAGACTGGCGCTGATATAGATGACTGGGGTTGTGCTATGGCATGGATGCCGATTCTTACTATTGAGAATAGCCAGCAACAAAGACAAACAGGTGCTGCTGTAGAATCGTTTAGAAACGAAATGGTTAAAGCTAACGAGCAAACTGCCGCTATATTATTAGATTCAGCTACAAAGAGGTTAGCATGAGATTAACTATTATTCCTTCTGATAGCACCATTTACGTAGACAGCGTAGTCCATAGCGACCTTGATTTATCTTTTATACCTACAGATATTCACGCATTGCAGTGGTATGATTCTTATGGCGAGATTGAGTTTGCAAGCGTATTTGATGGTACAAAGACTACAAAGCAAGCAAACGAGATTATCCAAGCGTTACCTGACTGGGCACAACAAGCCGCAGCTTTAGTGGAAACAGAATAATGCCATACATCGGAAACCCCATATACCAATCGGCTTTTGTTACCGACCAATTCTCTGGTGACGGCACAACTACAGCTTTCACAATGTCGGTGGCCCCTGCCGGTACTACTAACGTACTTGTGGTGGTATCTGGTGTAGTTCAAGA